GGTACATTGAGATATCGTTTTCAAGTTGTTGCAAGTGGGTTCCACAAAGGTCGATTGAAGATAGTTTACGATCCCTATGGAGCACAAGCAAATTCGGAATATAATGTTGCGCACACGCACATTGTTGATATTTCTGAATGCAACGACTTTACTGTTGATGTTGGATGGGGACAGTCCACTCCATGGCGCAGACATCTTGAAGTTCCGCAAGACCCAGATACGTTTTTTGTGGGATCTACAACCGCAATCCCAGTTTCGCCAGTGAATTACAATTCAGGGGCATTTGATAATGCTGGAAATGGTGTATTGTCAGTGTATATTGTAAATGAACTCACTGTACCTGATAATTCCATTGTCAATGATGTTCAGATTATCGTCTCAGTTTCCGCAACAGATGACTATGAAGTTGCATCTCCAACTGATCGATATATGAACAACTTGGCGATAACTCCTATTACCACACCACCTGCTGCATTGATAGAATTCGCTGTTCGACCAACCATGCCTGAATTTTACCAATCCAGTTATCTTCCAACAACGATTTTCCCCCAAGCGAGTGACGAAACCCAAATGAATATGGACACACCTGTTGTGGACTCTCCAGTAGTTCGTTTGCTGGGTTCACGTTCGATTCTTGATCCTGTTGTAAACCGCATTCATATGGGGGAAACTATTGTTTCTTTCCGTCAATTGTTGAAAAGATATTGTCTTCATGAAGTGCTCAGTTCCGATACGAATGGTGACAATCCGTCAACTGTGCAATTTGTGCGACGGATGTTTCCGTTTTATGGAGGATACACACTTCAAGCTGCTGGATTGAGTAATTTGATTCACTCAAGACCTACTGGGAACTATGTATACGCTAAAATGACTTTGTTACATTATCTGACGAGAGCTTTTGCCGGCTGGCGTGGCGGTATTAGGTATTGTGTTGATGCTTCTTTTGCACGAAATAGTACAGCTAATATTTCCACTTGGGCTGTTTCCAGGCTCGGCAGTTCTTCGAATAGATATGTTCTTGATACGCGTGACAGAGACTTTGAAAGTTTATATCAATATGGAACATCCTTACCTCAGAACTTAGCAGCAGGAATTCAGCATCCTCTTGGATTAGGTGGTTCCACGCGATGGTCCACCTCCGTTAATCCAATTCAAACATTTGAGATTCCTTATTATCACTTGTTGAGGTTTTCACCTGCTCGTTCAGGAACGTCATGGCAATTTAATGATGTGTATCAAGACAGTTATCGATTGGATCATACTTCTGTCGGTGGATCAGGACCAGAAATAGCATATAAGTATGTCGCTGCTGCAGAAGACTTTACGTTGTTCTTCTATCTGGCTCCCCCTAAGTTCTATGTACAAGATCCACCAGCACCTGTTTGAGGTTTTCTGTACGTCCTATATGGTTAGTGGTTAGCGCCCCACTGTAAAATAGCAATTCACACTACGGTGTATAAGGTTCAGAATGGCACTGAACATGCGATCAGAGATTGGAAGCTGATCGTATCTGGCCAAAGTTTATATTGTTTTTGACATTAGTTTTTTATATGGACTTTGGTCCATTGATTTTTATTTTGTCATAATTTTAAACGCTTCGGTCGGTCTAAGTAAACACAAGAAATGTAATTTTTAGGAAAATTTTTGCATCATCTTTTGTGTCGGC